CACACCTAATGTGGAAGTAGCGGTTACGTAGTCATCGTAGTCCCCATTTGCGGACACAGGAACTTGAGCGCTACCAAACTGAACACTTTGCGCTGTAGTTCCGTTAAAATTAGTCACTGTGAATCGCACCCTGTACCTCTCGCCGACAATAGAGGCTTGTCCTGCGGGTTTGCTGGCAGCGTTTGCTTGAGAGGGTGATGCGGTAGTAACCTGTAGGTCAATTGTGCTACCGTCAAAGGTAACAGTACCACCACCTACTTCTATAGCATCCCACTCAGAACCAGTAGCATCAGAGAATGTACCGTCCTCGACCATGTCTTGCCTACCCACACTCACATATTCAGATGGGTTAGTGTTGCTCTGGCCTGTTACATCTTCGATTTGGATATTGGCAATGTATATTGAGTGAGCAGCACCACTCGATCCATTCCTGAGTCCTGCCGTGTTTGCCGTGTTAAGATTAGTCGATGTGGTATAGGAAATATCAGTCCATGATTGATCATCTATAGTAATATTTGCGCTTGCGTCTAAGGTAGCATGACCACCCGCAGCAAGTCTCACTGTAGAAGAACCTGTTTTAGCTCTGATTTTCGCCCTTACTGCATACCGCTTAGTCGCAGTAGTGGCAATGGTTGCATACAAAACAGCCGCAGCCAAAGCGTTGAAAGCAAGCTCCACGCAACTAACACCATCTACAGTAGTTATCCCTGTTTTTACCACTTCGTATATCGACCACGCGACATCTTCAAAGTTTTCTGAACCATCAGTAAATAGGTTCTCAACATACCGCGCACCAGTAAAGCGGGCGCAATTTGCTGGGACAAGTTTGACTAAACCATCAGGGCCGGTGACTACGGTTGCTGGGGATTCTCGCTCATATGATAACAAATCACCTACAGTAGGTATAAGTGAATGTGTTAGTGGTGCACTGAACTTAGCTGATGCACCTCTACCAGCAGGAGGTATACTTTCACCGGTTATCGAGGCACCAAGACCACGACGACGCATCATCATATCAAAAGCTGAAGCAGGCATTAATTAAACTCCGAAGAAACCAGCTACTGTCTGACCTGTATCCGTCCAGGCTTCACCAGTCCAATGGAATACACTAGCAGCTGCAATGCCATCTTGGTCATAACCAATGGAACCAATAGGAATACCAAAGTATCTTTTACCTGCAATATTATCTTTATAGACATCACCGCCGGCTGCCCCTGTTGTTGACCATATGTATAATCCGTTGCTCTTACCACTCATAATACTTCCTCAAATTAATTAATAGGTTGATTCTACTACGCAAAGCCACGAGACTCAAATTTTGTTGAATATAGGTCATCTTGAGGAAACAATCCCTCATCGATTATACGTTTACACGCAGCTTCAAAACGTAAGTAATATGTATTGTTCTCATCCTTCAAGCCGGCTTTAACACCAAGGTGAGACTTATATGCAACGTAGGTAAACAATGCATCATAAAATTGTGGTGCAAGAGGTACAGCGTCTGTATCAGCTGTCATAAATATTGGTGTACCACGATACTCAACGTTCATAACATAGCCATCTTCCACCGCATCAGCGGCCACTCTGATGGTGTTGTAAGGAGAAATCTTAAGAAAGTCTTCATCCTTATTACCATTTATAATATATGGAAGATCATCCTCATCATATACTTTTTCAATAATCAGGATCTCATGATCTGACAAGTCAATAACAACATTATCAGCACCAGTAGCAAGAACATACGTGGTCACGCCTGTAGCTTGAGTAACTACGGCTTCTTCCTGTATAAGGATAAACCGCTTATGCAACTCAAGTACAGCTAGGTTGAGGAAGCCAAGAACAGCGGCAGCATCATCTTTCACAGCCAACTGTTTTAGTTCTGAGCTTTTTAGTAATGTAATCGCTGCACTGGCAAGCATGTAAACCTCGTTTAATTTTGGCTATAGTAGCATGCATTAGAAAATTGTACTACCACCAACGTCCTCAAACATATCATATTGATCAAACTGTGCATACGTACCTTCCTCATTATCTACGTATTCAAACTCGATCTCCTCACTTGGGGCAACAGCTTCCATCTCAAGTAGCATTGAGGCGGTATCTGCAGCATCATCATGTTTGGACTTGAAACCCTCACCGGTAGCGAAACGGAACTCTTCCTCCATCTCGGTAACCAGATCTGAATTCTTCATCTCCTTAGGGAGCCACAATTTCTTAGCTTTAATGGTAGGTACGAACAGCTTGAAGTTCTCAATCTTGCTGCCTGATCTACGGATACCTTCAGTCTGACCTTTACCAGCCAGGTTGAAGAATACGTTCTTATCGATCATTTGATCTTTGATCCAGGCAATGAACCCACCTTGCTGGCCATTGATCTCGATACCAACATTGAGTGGTTTATACGTGGATACAAAACGGAACAGATCCTTCATATTCTGATCCATCAGTTGGCGTTTGCACACACCGTCTACCAGCAACCAATCTTTCTTATTGGTATAAGCCCATACACTTAGAACGCTGAAATCTGCACTGGCTCGATCAGATGTAGCGAAATCTGTGGTTATGTAGAAATTGTATCGTGATTTATTACGTAATACCTTATCTCGGTCGTACCATACAATATCATGATCCTGCACCAACCGATCTTCATCACTTGTGATTCTGAGCATCAACTCCTGATTAAAGGAACTGATTTCCCCGCTGAGCTTCAGGCTCCTGAACTCTTTCTTAACGAATTCATAGGGGAATCGATCTGGCCAAGCACCTTTAAAGTCTTCCTTCTTGCAGGGGAACTTCTCACATAGAGGATATACACGGGTATTCCACGCACCACTGCCGGCAGCCTCATACAATGGATCGGACTTGTTAAATGGAGTACCAGTCCAGATCATCATACGTTTCTTGGGATGCAGGGCCTTCCGACATCAAATCGTCGAACCCGGCCCAAGTAGGACGTTGGCCATACTCTTTGAAACCACGAACACCGGTACTGGCACCGAATCCACGAAAGCATAAACGCTTACCATCCAGATTAACAAACTCCCAACGTACATCTGTGAAGTTGGTAGACCTTACATCACTTGGCTTCTCAGGGTTGATCCATTGTTTTGGTACGTATTTTTGCAGAAAATCGGAGTTCTCCCATCTGAACTGCAAGTTCGTACGCATCGATGTAAGACCATTGTCCATGGTGTCACTAATATATATGCCAACATCTACCTGGCCAAAGCCTTCTATTTCACCATAAACAGCCAGGTACAAAATTATGTATTCATGCAGAGCCGTAGTTTTTGCAGTACCACGAGCAGCTACAAACAGGTTCTGGTGATTGAACGGTAGCTGATCAAACATATCATAATGAATGATGGGTGATACATTCTCTTCACCTTCACCACCATTAACCATCTTGATGAAGGCTATTAACTTATATGCGAATACCGACGGCTTATACTCTGTGCCCATAAGGAACGAGTAGTCAACACGGTTTAACCGGGCATCAAGGTCGAGATCACCTTTCTCAACGAATATTTCATCATTCTCCTCATCTTCAAGAAGCCACTGTGTTTCCCAGTCAAGGCCTTCACCATTTACTTCAGCCCGGACATCATCGGGATTGAGGTCGGTTGTGCCATCGGCACTCTTATAACTACTCATCTACAATCTCAGCCTCAACTATTTTGGATTTGGATACACTGTCCAATGACATACCACCAACTACTCGTTCATTGGTGACCCTGGCTAATTCATCAGCGGCCTTCTTCAATTCATCGATCATTGATACACCATCATTCTCTACTTTGACATTGATAGTTGTATCTTCAAGAGGCATGAGCTTCTCTATAAGTGTAGCACTGGCCTTTTGTTTAACCATGTCACTCTTAGCGTTAACCATCAAATCTACCTGCACAGCGATAGCTGCATGCAGTGTATGCCGGTGGATCAACTGTACCGGTACCGAAGCTACCCGTTTAATCTCAGTAACCAGGACCGAGCTGTTGAATCTACTGGCCTCACCACGCATTATAGAAGGTAAACGTTCCTCTGCCGGGTAGTTCTGCTGCCTATCAGTGTACCTTTGAGGGAACAGCTTTATGTATGCATCAGTAAGACTGTTACCGGCCTCTACCAGGCTAAAGAACTTTATCGCATTAAGATACTGCGTATGCGACCGGTTAGGGTTCTCTTTATATATATTGAGATGATCAAGATAGCAATCAAGGAATTCTTCACCATAGTCTGGATCTTCTGCCAACTTTTGTATTTCACTTACTGTTTCCTCACTGATAGTTCCCCGCTGAGCAGGCTTCATTTGTGATTGTACAATTTCAAGCGTTAATTCTTTACCACTCATGCTGACAACCATTCCCCTAAATTTTTATAGTCTTCCTTGGATAATTCCAAAGGTTTATCAAATTCTTCATCCGTGCACTGTTTCAAATATTGTATCACACGGGATTCATTTATCTCAGTAAACATCTCGGTACCACCATCTACCTTTTTATGGGGTATGAACTGCTTATGGGCCAGGATCTTGTGTATATGCTGCTCAAGCTCTAATGGCCTACCAAACTTCATATCCAACCGTAGTTCTGTATACGGCACGAACCGGTAGTTCGTGAACCAGGATCTGAGTATTTCCATCATCCGGTCCAGTGACCGGGAGGACCTGCACATTCCAATTTTGAATATTTCGGTATCTCCTGGCAGGACTAGTTTTATAACATAAACTCTTCCTAACTCTTTACGTGTTGCAAACATCAGTTATTTAAACTACCCAATCCTCGCATGAACTGACTATGTGAGATACATCATCAGTCTCAAAGTACACAACACCCTGATCACATTTTAGCATTACACCATGATCACGACGTTTATAGTGTGTAACATTGGTTAGATACAAAGGGTCCAAAGGTTGGCTTTTGAACGTGATTACACGAGTTTTTTCAAGTTGGATCTCAACCCATTTTGAAGTAGCCATTATACCAAGGCCTCGAACAGTTTCTGTTTCAATAGGTAG